ATCAAGGTGATCATGCAGGAGAACTCTGTAAGCTTGAATTGTTTCAGAAAGCATTTATACAGAGCTTGTTTGGATGGCTTGAGAAAGAGACCAATAGAAGACGATTCAGAGAATATTTCTTTGAAGTAGCAAGAAAACATGGCAAATCATTTTTAAGTGGTTGCATTGCTGTGTATATGATGGCAGCCGATGGTGAACAGGGTGCGGAGGTATACTCAGCTGCTACGAAGCTAGATCAGGCTAAGATAATATACAATGTTGCAAAGAATATCGTAGACCAGAACGAGGACCTTCGTGCCTTGATTAAGAGCACTCGTGAAGGCTTAAGTTTCAAAATGACAAGGTCAATTATGAGGCCTCTGCCTAATGAGTCAAAATCTTTGGATGGTTTAAATATTCACTTTGCAGCACTTGATGAGATACATGAACAGAAGGACAGAAATATGTATGATGTTCTTCGACAAGGTATGAAAGCAAGGAAGCAACCTTTAATTGGTTGTATTACTACTTCTGGCTTCAGACGTGAGGGTTTATATGATAACCTTCACGATTATGCAGTTGATGTAGCTCTTGGAAATATTATAGATGACAGAATGCTTCCAGTAGTTTATAAGCTGGATGCTGTTGAAGAATGGCAGGAGCCTACTTGCTGGATTAAGGCTAATCCGGGATTAGGAACTATCAAGTCTGCAGTGCAGTTGGCAGATGATGTAGAAAGAGCAAAAAATGATGCTTCTTATCTTCCTACATTACTGGTTAAAGACTTTGATATGAAGCAGAATGAAGCTACTGCTTGGATGCCATTAAATGTTGCAGTTAATGAAGAAAAAATTGATTTAGAGTATTTACAGCATTCTTATGCAATAGGCGGATGCGATTTATCAAGTGTTTACGATTTAACGTGTGCAACATTGCTTATACAAAAGCCTTCTGACGAGCATATATACGTCATACAGAAGTATTTTTTGCCACAGGCTAGAATTGACAAGCTCGATGAAACAATGACCAAGGAAGCGCCATATAAGCTTTGGGAGAAACAAGGATGGATTGAAATAAACGAAGGTGCATCCGTTGATTATTCCAATGTTACTAAATGGTTTGTTGAAATGGTCACTAAATATGATATCAGGCCATTATGGGTTTGTTATGATAGGGCGCTTGCAGGATATTGGGTTCCAGAGATGGAAGGTTATGGTTTTGAAATGATGAAGATTGCACAGGGGCCATTTACTTGGTCTCAGCCTATGAAGGAAATGTATTCTGCATTTGAAGAACATAAAGTCATATATGACAATAATCCAATGTTGAGATGGTGTTTATTGAATACTGCAAGTAAAGCACTTAACAAAGATGGAATTGAAACTATCCAGCCGGTTAAAATACAGCAAAATAGAAGAATAGATGGAATGGTCAGTCTACTTAATGCGTGGGTTGGGTATGTTAAGCGCTATGAAGACTATATACCATACTTGAGGTAAGGAAAATGGGATTTTTGGACATATTCAGACCATTGAAAAAACAGTCGGTCCAGACCTGGAAAGAATTAGGCTCATATAACTCAATTTTTTCTGCTTTCAATGGTGATATTTACAGCTCAGATGTTGTAAGGGCTTGTGTAAGACCTCTTGCAGAGTTCTCAAGCAAAGCAGAGGCTAGATGCTCTGATGAACAGATACAGAGAGTACTTAACAACAGACCTAATGTGTATATGAATGGAAAAGATTTCTTATACAAGATTAGATTAAGAACAGAATTAAATAATAACTGTTTTATTTATATCCAGAGGGATGACAGAAATAAACCTATTGGTTTTTATCCTGTTCCTTATGTTTCTTTTGAAGCATTGGAATATATGAACGGTTTATTTATTCGTTTTAAGTTTGCAAATGGAGATAAGGACTTAACACTTCCTTGGGCAGATTTGGCAGTAGTACGAAAGGACTATAACAAGTCAGATTTTGCAGGGGATCCAAATAATGCAATTCTTGATGCATTGACACTTTACAAGACTTCTAACGAAGGTATGAGTAATGCTATCAAAAGTACAGCAAATTTAAGAGGTATTCTTAAAAGCACTAAGGCAATGTTATCACCTGAAGACGTAAAAGCTGCGAAGGATAGATTTGTTGAAGATTATTTAAGTCTTGAAAATGAAGGTGGAATTGCTTCACTTGATTCTACACAGGAATTTACACCAATTCATATGAGTCCTGTTATTGCTTCTTCTGATCAGATGAAAGAAATCAGGGAAACAATTTACAGATATTTTGGAGTAAATGAGGATGTTGTTACTTGCAATCTTACTGGAGACAAGCTTGAGACATTCTATGAAATGAGAATTGAGCCATTTTTAGTGCAGTTGAGCACAGAATTGACAAGCAAGATTTATCCTGGCAAAGCTTCGGCATATAACAACTATATTGTTTTTGAAGCTAATAAATTGCAGTTTGCTTCACTGGATAAGAAAATTTCAGTATTCAAAGAAGTAGTTCTTTATGGTGGTATGACAATAAATGAATGGAGAGAAGCTTGCAATATGCCACCTTTAGATGATGGAGATATACCAATTAGAAGACTTGATGCAGAAAAGATAACAGATAACGGAGGAAACGAAGATGGACAAGATGAATAGATTCTTCGAGTTTGAAGTGAGAGCAGAGAACAATGAAGAGCATGGGGACTTCTTAAGCGGAAGGCCAATAGTATTTAATGAGCCTACAGATATGGGCGGTTATTATTCAGAGATTATTGACAGAGGCGCACTTGACTCAACAGATTTGAGGGATGTGCGTTTTTTAGTTGGTCATAATACATCAATGATTCCACTTGCTAGAAGCAGAAGAAATAATTCTAACAGTACAATGCAGATGGAAATTGATGAAAATGGAATGGCTATCAGAGTTGATTTAGATACAGAAAACAATTCTGAAGCAAGAGCATTATACAGTGCTACAAAACGTGGTGATATTTCCGGAATGTCATTCATGTTTACAGTAGATGGGGAATCGTGGGAAGGTTTAGACACTGACTACCCTACAAAACATATTACTAGTCTTGGTAGAGTGTTTGAAGTTTCTGCAGTTGCATTCCCTGCATACGAACAGACAAGTCTTGAAGCACGCTCAGCTGAAGCGCTGGAGAGCGCTAGAGCAACTCTGGAGAGAGAAAAAGCAGAGCAGAGAGATGCAGAAGTTCGTGATGAAATTCGCAAACTAATCTCAGGAGGTATTACAGATGCAGATTAATGAGATGAATCTTGAAGAAGTTGAAGCAAGACTTGCTGAGATTTCAGAAGAGATTGAAACAAGATCAGGTGAAGAACTTGAACAGTTAAAGGCTGAGGTTGTAGAGCTTCAGACAAGAAAAGCTGAACTTGTTGAACTTGAGACAAGAACAGCACAGGCAGAAGCTTTAACAAACGAAGAAGTACAGCCAGATGAAATTATTGAAGAACATTCAGAAGAGATTCCACAGGAGGAAAGAAAAATGATTACAAGAGAATCAGTTGAGTACAGAGACGCATTCCTTGCAGTATGTAAGGGTAACGCAACAGCAGAGCAGAGAACAATCTTTGCAGATAACACAGTAGCAGGTGATGGTGCATCACTTCCAATCGGTCTTGATACACAGATTTGGGACCAGATCTATACAAACCATCCAATTCTTGCTGATATTGATTCACAGAACTTCGGTATCGCAATTAAGGTTACACAGGCAACACCAGCAGGTATTGCTAAGAAGAAAGATAGTGACACAATTTCAGAGATGTCAGTAACATTTGTTGATAAGACATTAGCAGGTAATGATTACCTTGCAGTTGTTAAGTTATCTTACGCAGAAGCAAAGATGAGCGCAGGCGCTATGGAGAACTACATTGCAAAGGCAGTAGTTGACCAGGTTGGTGAAGCTATGGCAAAGGATGTATTTGTACAGATTCTTGCAGATTGTGTTGCTAACTCTGTTACAAAGACAGGTACATATTTTGAGGCAATTGGTGCTGCACTTGGTAAGGCTAAGACAGCTTCAGTTCCAGTTATTTATGCTAACAGCGCTGATTACTATGCAATCCTTAAGGAAGTTGACCAGAACGGACAGCCAATCGTAAGAGACGGTGTTGTTCTTGGTGCAGAACTTAAGAAGGATAACGCAGCTACAAAGATTACAATTCTTGATCCTAAAGACTTCATTCTTGATAAGATTGCAGAAGTTAGCCTTAAGGTACAGGATAAGGTTGAAGAAGGATGCTACGTTTATGGCGCTTATGCTCGTGCAGAAGGTTGCATGAGAAAGACAGCTTCAGGCGCATTCATTGCTTAATTGGAGGCCAAACATGAAAGTCACAATAAATAAAACATTTGTTAACGAGAACGGAACATCATTCCTTAAGGGAAGAGTTCTGGACGTTACTCCAGAAATGGCAGAAAAGCTCGCATCAGATGGAGTAATTGAAGTGGCTGAAAAGAAGGCTACAAAAAAGAAATAATGAGGTAGTAAGATGCTAGAGAAAGTTAAACTTGCTCTGCAAATCACAACTACTGAGTTCGATTCTGACATATTAGAAAACATTGCAGCAGCCAGGGCGGAGATGATTCGCTCTGGTGTTTCTGCTGTTAAGGCAAATAGTGAAGATGATCCATTGATTACCAGAGCTATCAAGACCTATTGTCAGAAGGAATATTCTGATGATGATTTGTCAGAGAGATTTGAAGAAAGTTGGAAATATCAGTTAGACAATTTAAGAAAGTCTAAAGGATATAAAGAGGAAACAGATGAGAGCTGAAACAATCGAACTGGTAACACAGTATAAAGACGGTGTTGAAATAAAAGAGAATACAGTTAAGATTTTTGCTAAAAAGAAATCTGCTACTAGAAGTGAGTTCTATGCTGCTTATGGTGTAGGACTTAAGCCACAGTATGTATTTTCTATGATGCCTGCAGAGT